CCATCATCAAAGATACGTCCCAATACACGAGAGATCTTATCTTTGACAGGTTCAGTGAATACGAACGTAGACAAGAAGTCACCTAAGATTCGACATGCAAGGAACCCAGCAACGATAAACCCAATGATAGAGAATACTAACACAACGTCTGCAAGCTCAACAACGCTGCATAGCTTGATGATACCATAATAGGCCAACGCTCCTAATGCAATGATCACTGTTGGAATAAGCAGCTTAAACAATCCACGTCCACATAGGCCTGCGACGTTTGACAATTTGCGATTACGCGCTTCTCGTTTTTTACGACGTTCACGTTCTTCACCTTCTACACGTTGTCTTTCGGCGCGCGCTTTCTCGAGATGTGTGTCTCTCCAATTTGGATTTTGTAGGAACCATAGACGGAATCTTTCATCACGAACATAATCGTAACAGAATATAAGTCTAGAATAATCTTCTAAAGTAATCTTTTGTCCATCTAAACCCAACACAAAATCATCTTTGCCAAACACTCCATACACATCAAGAATTGTATTGTAGGTTGGCTCAAGCGGAGTCTTTATCAATTCCGCTTCACGGGCTTTGGCACGAGTGTCTATGTATCGTGTCACTGGTCTAATCAGAATACTCGTTAGTTTGACAAACGTCTTGCCAAGAAACACAATTGGTAGGACAAGCAATGAGACCCATGTCATCCAAAAGAATGGACAGTATCCCATGTAATAGTTAGGTGCGTCAATTCCAAACGTATACATTTGGACGCGACACATCCAATGCTCGCGATTCAGTTTCTTTTCCTTCTTTCGGATGTCTTCAGTGTTGTTCATTAGCGTATGTGTGTGATAGGATTGTTTGTGCAGCTTTGTTTTCAAGTTCCTCAAGCTTCAGTTTGAGGCGCAGGTTCTCTTCACGTAGTAGCTCGATTTGTTGTTCGTGGTTGTCAGTATAACCAAGTACGCTGTTTGCAATTTCTTTTGAGTGTTTTGTTCCTGCAGCAATTCTTTCAAGAGCGTTAAAATACTTTACATGCTCTGTCACAAGATCTTTGACACGGCCAGGAATAGACTCAGGAGTATGAGCTGGTAGGTAACCAACTGGTAGAATCGACAAAGTTTCAGCGACGATCTCTGCATTTCGTAACGCAGCATTCATTACGGTTTCAGGTACATTATGCATCGGCGTGTAGCTTGGTTAAGAATTCTTTGACGTCTTCAACGAAAGTACAACTTGCAAATTGAACTCCATAGTAGTCGTTAATCTTCAAGTAACGCTCACTGTCGATTCCAGTGAAACTCATCTTGTTCCAATTGTCACGAGGCGGCAGGTTGTCAATGATAACGTTTCTAGCTGAAGAAACTTGTTGATTTTGTGCAGTTGTAGAACCACCATATGCAGTGCTGCAACGATGTTCATGCAAATCCTCCCGAGAGAAGATATGATCATGCTCAAAATTCCAACCGGCAATCCGATTGATTTCACGTGCATAGTCGCGTGTGGCAGTTGTCAAGATGTAGACATTATCGGCACCAACAAGGTCACGACTAAAAGCAACAAGATCAGAGCTGCATGGGCGAATCTTAGTGTAATAGCTAACACCGTCAAGCTTAAACTCAACTTCCCCATAACCTTCGCCAAAAGGCCGCATCTCAGTGTGAATTAGCGTTTCGTCAATGTCCCAGAATACTCGATCAATCATGTAGTTATTATAATCAAAAAATGTTTAAATGTAAACAAGAAAATTCACGCGCATAGATTTAATCTGTTTACCATCCACTTGTACCAAGAAACGTCAGGTACACATCCTAGCGGAGGAACGGGTAGACGAAATATTTGGTAAGGATGGCCTTCATTACTAAGGAACCGGAAGCCAAATTCATCTTGTAGCTTCTTGAATTCCTCATGAGGCATAAAGAAATGACGACGATAAAGAGTCACTTCGTTTTCTTCAGCGTTAAGCTCGATGTAATAAAGTGCTTCAGAGTCTTCAGGGTATATTGTCATATTACTTTAATTTCCAATAGCACGAAAAAGTAAAGTGGTTGGACTCAAAAATCCACGGAGAGTCTTTACATTTTAAGCGAATCCAATCTTTCTTTAGGTCGCAGCTTTCTAACGTAGCTACAGTTTCATCTTCATTGTAAACGTATTCAGCTCCTAGAATAACAGGATACTCAGTTAGTAATGTCATCGGTATATGTTTAACGGTGTTTTATGGATGCTTCCAATGATACGAAGCTTAGAGAAATCAAGTGCATCTTCGTGGTTCACGCGCCCAACAACATGAACTTCGTCGGACTTAGAGAATGCTTTGTATATGTATGGCTTACGGTAACTACCGCAATATAGACCAACCTCATAAATGAAATACATGTCATGTACTTTATGAAATTGTTCAGCTGGGTCAGCTAGGTAATCGCCGTCATAAATTGGATTACGATCAATGTCAAATAGTCCACTAAAGAGCTGAACAGCATATTCATGAAAGGCTGGTCCATATGATTTTCCGTGGTCATTATGCCAATCGTAAGATAGTGCATATCCTTCACATCGCAATGCATAGTCAGATGGATCATCATAACGACGCAGAGCTTTGTTCCAAATCTTAAATAGCGAAGCAGAGGGTGTTGTCATCTTAGTATGATCCTCGTCCGGGTGAGTTACCATCCGCGTCTGGACACTTGAACGTATAGTACTTTGGATTGTCAGATAAGATCCAAATTTCAAAAATGTCACCAGCATAACCAGATTGGATTTCCTTCATAAAGTCTGCTTTGTCCGAATATATGTTTGTATCTGGGCATGATGAACCGCAATAAAACCAATGCTTAACCACAAGCTCATCTGTAAAGAATTCGAAGTCAGCTGCAACTTCATTATCCTTTAAGAAACTTTCCCAAAACGTAGGGCATGATTGGTCAGCGCTCCATTCTCTACGAATAAAAGATTCTGGTGTTTCAGCGAAGCGAGATGGGAAAGTTAGGATAGGAACGATGTCTTTCATGTGCGTAGGAGTTCAGGGTTCTCAAAGATATTTCCAACAACAATCGCTCGTTCATAAACACAATGATTAAACGGCTGAATATTCCAGTCAGGATCGTATCCCAATGCTCCATGAGCATTGATAGCCCATTGATACTTGTCCCACTCAATAGAATAGGAGATAGGTGATCCTTCTAGTTGGATAATATCACCTTCACAGATTTTCTTACCGTTCTTATCTTTCAGACCAGTGAATTGTTGAATGATATATTCTTTACCTCCACTACCATTTTGGAGATTATGAAAATGACCATCGAGACTTAAAGCATAATGACCTTGATATCCTACATCTGGACAAATCATACGTTGGTCTAATTTGTCCCACACTCTAAATTTTGGATTTCTCATCAGTTTACCTTAATTGTTTGCTTTGTCAACTCTTCAATAATTTTTAATCAACATGTGTGTGTGTGTTTTACATACCACAACTACGTTCTGAGGTTCCTTGCCGAATACCTTTACAAAATTCACTGAATGCAATTCGACGTGAACGACCTGGAGGTAGTTGAGACGCAAACTTCTTCATGTTGTCATAGATGACCTGGCCGCGGATAGAAAATGGTGTTAGGTTATTATTCATAATCTTCGTCGTTATCGTTTACTCCACAGTGTTTACAACTATCCCAAAGCAGATCGGTTCCAGGGGATGTGAAGTCACCGCACTTAAGGTAATGACAAAAGCCATTGCTTTGAGTTGGCAGGTTAGACATTAAATGTGTGTGATTATGTGATAAACTGTCCAGCCTATTATGCTCATTATCCCCCCTCCGAATACAAGAACAAATAAAACAGCAGCAAGAATGGTTAATCTATTTTCTGTCTTTTCTGAAAAATTAGGACCACCGTACATAATTAAAAAAGGTTAACATATAGTTGAGCAAGAAAAGCAATAGCGTTTAGTATAATAGCAATCCACAATTTAAACATCAGCCCATATCTGCCATAAAATTAAAAATATATTCATATTATTCAAGAATCAAATCTTCTTCACGGGTTTCATTAATACCACAGCACTTACACTGATCCCATAGTAGTCCAACACTACCCATTTGCCAGTCTCCTTGTTTTCGGTAGTGACAGTATCCATTGTTTTGTTTTGGGAACTCAAGCATTTTATCCCAAAAGGGACAATGTGGTCTTGCTACAAACCCATCTTCCAAAATGTTCACAGCATAGCAGTATTCTCCTTCGGGAATCAATTTCATACACTGTTCTACAGTGAGTTCAGCTTGATTCAATTTTGGAGCATCTTTATGATCACACATTTCAGACAATTCGCTGATGTCTTCAAAGATTGTATCCTCTTTTACTCCAATGTCAAGGAGTTCTTGCTTAGAAGCATAGGTGTAGTAAATGTCAGTCATTCGAGTATATTATAAATACTTATACACAAATGTAAACAAGAAAGCATCAAACTATCCCAAGTAGTTTCTTAATGTTTTCTCGACCCCATTCATTTGCGCTATGAACATAGCAGCGTGGAAGTGGGACATCTTTTTCACGGCATGCATCAATCAAGTATTGCGCGCATGCCAGTCCAGTCTTATACTTCAAGTTGCCGTATTCAACAACTCCGCAAACTGACGTTACATCATAGTAATGTCGCATATGTTCAAAATGAAGATCATGGTCAAACGAGACAACTGTTGGAATACCACCATTACGAATCATAGATGTAAATTCATCATAGTCGCGGACAATTACCCAGTTGTGAATGTTGCTTGCTTGACATAGATCTACCTTTTGATCATATAGGTATCCATCTTTAGGCATGCGGACATCATCGAGAAATAAATTGTAACTCATATGTTGTAAATTGTTCGGCTTACGGAATCTCCACATGTTTCACATGACGTGTCGTCTGTCTCATAGTCATCATATTGAAAAAGACCAATCAATGCGTTAAGATCAATCTCGCCGTCTGTGATACCTTCCTTAACTTTAATTAGAAGATAGTCAACCAATTCGTTTTCTTCTTCGTCCGTCAATCGTGTTGGTTCATAGCTCCCGCCAACAGTCTTTCCATTCACGTCAGTGTAGAAAGCAGTACAGCCTTCGCTGATGATGATGTTATACTTTGGAGTCATTCTTTTTGATTAGGTTAGTGCAAACGGTAGCATGATTAAAGCGAATCTTAAAATCATTGAAAGAAATTTTCGACTCAAGAGTAATCCCATCGCCGTTGCGCCAACCGTCTGCATCTATGATTTGTGCTCCGCGGTAATCGGGATGAAAATCAATCCATTCCTGTGCTGTTTTTTTAGCAAAGATCAAATCATAATTGAATCGTCCATTGGTTGTATAAATTCCGCTTTTGATCACGTCACCGGTAATGTCATTTGTCGCCGCCATCGTTTTCTTTGATTAAATTGCCAACAGTGACATATCTTTCATCGCTATCATTTAATGCTAATGCATAGTTCAAACGTCGAATTGTATCGGCGTCACATGTAAATTGTTTGCCTCTAAATTCATAGAGACCTTCATCTTTGTTGTTTGTAGTGTGGATCATGTTTGTTCCTATATTCTTTAATTATTGCTGTTATATCATTTAGCGCTTTAGCTAAATCCGTTTCATCATATAATGAAAGTTTGTTGCTTGCAAGCTGATCAATTAAATCAATAATATGCTCTTGAGCCGTAGGCGCATTCATCCTACGATCAATCATCCTTTCCAGTGCATCACGTTTCGAGGCTTGAAACAATTCTTCACGTTCATGTAGCTGATCATCACTAAGAATTGTTGGTTTGGTATAATCGGAAACCGTTATCCAAACAGGAATACCGTTGCGATACACCGCATTATATTCAATCCACCCAGAGACGTACCTATCAGTTCCATCACTGTCACAGTGTGCCAAATCGGTGTAAAATGTGATGACGTTATTGATATCCTGGTCCTCATACCACGTTTCCTTTACGACATATGATCCAAGAGATGAAAGACTGCTAAAGAAGTCAGCGTTTTCATCGGCAGGTTCACCTGGAACCCATTCACCTGAAGTTCGTTTGAGCTTCAGCGCCTGGCCGCGCTCTTGGATGTATACACACATCGCTTGCATTGATGTGTCTTTTGTCTGAAAAGTAAAGCGGTCATCTTCTCCTACTTTCAGTTCGCTTGGAACCGTCGGTAGGAGAGACACCTCAATCTGAAAGTAATCGAACATTCCCACGGTTTTAATTATTTAACATTCCTCGCCATACTCGTCAAAGTGCATATCAGGACCTCCCATGCCACCATGCCAAATTGAAGACCCATCTTTGAAGCGTGTAATGCGTTCTTTTGATCCAGTTGAAGGTGAGCGTTCGATACGCGTAGTGTAGTCGCTTTCATGTAGCTCCTCACGTGGAGTGTTGCACATTCGTCGTTGGTTACTTGGATACATAATTATAGTCTTTCTTACGGCAAGCCTTGCGCTTCATTTCCTTCTTACGGTCTTTGAAAGAAAACGTAGGAGATGGCATGCGATGACGGGTAAGGTTTCGCATCTCAAGGGAATTTTGTGCAAGGCGTTTCATATCAATTTTGAACCTCAATGTTAGGAACGATTGTTTTTGGACGGAAGAACTTTATAATGAGGGTGATGGCGGCAATCACAAGAGTGATAAGAAGTTCGATGGCGGCAATCACAAGAGTGATAAGAAGTTCGATGGCGGCAATCACAAGCGTGATAAGAAGTTCGATGAAGGTGAATCCTTTGGTTTTCATAATGTAGTGTGTATTTTAGATTTCGATGTTGTCGACCGCGGCATGAAGTTCAGCACGCAGCTCGCTGATGATTGCCGCTCGTATTGATTAGTGAGTAAGAAGATAATGTGCAACCGCAGCTCCAATGAAAGCGCACTGCGCTTTCATTAGCCAAGGGACGGTGTAATTCCGAGGAGCAATCATTCTAAGAAACTCCGGAAAAAGATAGCCGATAAAGGAAGCAGCAATAATGTAAATGGACATAATGTATTGAGTGAATGATTGAGGATTGAGGATTAGCTGAGGATCACGCTGGCCTTTTCGAGGCGTTCAAATTCTTCAGCAATGATTGTGTCATGTTCGGCAGTGGTGCCGGTCGACTCCTTGACGGAGACAGATTTTACGAACTCGCGCTCAGCGGCGTGGCGTTTGGCGATTTCGGCGATCAGATTCTTGCGGGCGATTTTAGCAGCTTCAGTCATATATTGTAGTGGTTTCCTTACAAGATCATTATAAACGGAAACCTACCCGATGTAAATATCTTTTTTCACAAATTTTCACTTTTTTTCGTCAAAAATCGTCAAAACACTGATTTTCAATAAGTTACATATTTCCGACCGCAAATTCGATGGCTCGGAGACTTTCGGTCTCAAGATTGCGGTTTTTGTACCATCCGCCGCTTTCCGTGTCAATTTCACGGCATAGGTTCGCTATTTCGGATGGAGTGATCGGATATCCGCAACGAACAGCCTTTCCTGCAATACTGACCATGATTGAGTACATTTGACGATACCAACCCGTTCCTTGTAGAGCAAAGTATTTTGACACCATGTCCTTATTTACGAATGGGCAATCGCGATAGCCGCTCCACTTATAGTTACGATTATTTAGACTTTCCTTGCGATACTCGATGATACGTTCACGCATTGCTTCAGGTAGCGACTCCATAAATGTCGATCTCGCCTCACGAACAAAGGCATGCTTGCTCATAAGTTCAGACGGATCAATGAATGTGCCATGATTACTCTCGATGAAATGAAAGCTGTCAGGATAATCAGCTGGAACATAATACATTCGACTAAGATCCTTTGTCTGAGGATCGCCTAAGCTATTGAACTCCTTGTTCAACGCATACCAAAGGTGGCGAATCTCGTCTGCATTTACTGTTCGCGTTAACGGTAAGACGACACGGAACTTCGGCTTTACAATTGTGCTGCTTGCAGACGAATACCGAACATGCTTATAAGGCATAAAGATATTGCATGCTTCCTGCCAATCACCTTCATAGTCATCAACATCAAGCGCAGCCCAACCACCCCAAGCCTTTACATTATCATTCTTACGAGTTGTATTAGCCTCAAAGATTGCTGGAGAGATGAGCGGAGAACCTAGTCGCCGCTCATCTTTCTTTGGCTTGTAACCCGGTTGTGCACTAAGCTTGTATAGCAGCTTTTCAAACTCCTCCCATGAACCAAAGTCCATACGACGGTGAGTCTTGTTGTCAAAGATACTTTTAAAGATAGTGAACGAATAAGTCATGATTGTTCTTCAAACATTTTTCCGATTAGACCGTGATTACCTTCATGACACGGTGGAATCCAATCTGGTCCCTTTACCAAGTCGGGTAAGCCATAAGGATTTTCTCTGCCTTCCTTAACGCCAACTCGCTTGTTCATATTTGCGAGTAGCACCTCGTTCCAAGCGCGATCAAAATCTACGCCATACAAGTCAAGAGTGCCAACCGCGACAACAACCAAGTCGATCAGGCTATCAACGATTTCCTCAGAGTTACCTGCAGCGATTGCATCACGACCTTCATTCAGTTCTTCTTGTAGGAAATTGAATCTGAAGTCCAGGAATGACTTTAGCTTCTCGTTATCTAATCCAAGCACTGCTTCGTCTGCTTCGTAGTAAGCGTGCATTTTAGCCATGTCAGCTGCAACCGACACCCGTTTGTCCATTGTGTATGTTATTTCCATAGTGTTATGTTATGTATTAAGCGAAAAAGTCCTCAAGGCTAGCGCGTGGTTCAGCACTCCATTGAATTGCATGAAGAATCAATTCAAGAGGTTCAAGGAATGCCTTGTTAAACTGATGATCATAGTCGATGTAGCGATGCAATCCAAATTCAGACGGTAACTTATCAGTGAAAGCAATTACGTTTTCTCCTGTTGGATTTGGCAAAGACAACGAAATGTATTTTATCTTATCTCCACTTTGAATAGGCTGATACTTGTCTTCTAAGCCCAAAGAATTAATCATATGATTATGCATCAGCGAAGCACGGACATGCATCGGAGTACCTTTTGAATATATGCTAGTCTTATCACGCCATTTCATTATGTCCGATACACCACGAGGAGTCGCGATAGCTTCAGGCGACATTTTACAAAATGCTTCTCTGAATTGCTTGATAGCCTTTTGAGTTTTACCTTCATCGCCGCTGATGATTACCTTAAACATTTCTCGGAATGCTTCGCGACAAACCTTTGGAGTACTGCTTTTGATAGCTTCAATACCCATGATCTTAATCTTAGGCTCAGCATATTGAACGCCTTCGCTGTTGTGAACATTTAGAATGTATCGCTTCTTAGCCATCCAAATACCTTTGTCCGCGATGACTTCGCGTTTCATACCCATTGTGTTTTTGTAGCCATTCACGGTGGTATGCAGTTCAGCATATGCGTTTGTCAGTATGTTCTCAATGCCACGTGATCCGCCAAATTCAGACAGGAATGTAATTGGATCGGCGGGCTTAAACTTATTGATGACGTCCGATACGTCAACATATACACCGTCGGTATCAATAGCAACCAAACGATCCTTTTTGACGCCTGTCACTTTGTCAAGATACTTGTTAATTGCTTCTTCGGCCCAACGCACTGTCAGCTGACCGCTAAGTGTAATACCTTCGGCAATTGCGATATCAAAGTAACGGAAAAAGGAATTTCCGATTGCACCGTAACACGAGTTCATCAAAATCTTGATACACATTTGCTCGGTGTCAAGACGGGCAATATCCTTTTCGACTGACTCGAGTTTAGGATCAGTCTTTGATAGCTTTTCCTTTTCTTGTTTCTTACCAAGCATTTCCTTCTTGATGCCAACACGACGGTTATAGAGTTCTTCAATAATCTCTGGAAGGAAACCCTGCTTGTCACGACGGAATGCAGCGCCGTTTGCAGCAATCGCAAGATTTGGCTCAGGACTGATTGAACCCTTTTCACGCAAGATGCGATCAGGATCAATACCTGGAACTTGCATATGACGCACAAGAGTTTCAGGCGACATGTTGTATTGAATGATGAGGTTAGGATACAAGCTGTTAAGGTCGAAGCTCATAATCCAATCATACACGCCTGGAGTTACTTCCTTAACATAACCACCTGGGTAACTTGTCTTGGCGCTTGGGCGGCTTGGCGGAACTGCAATCTTTTTCTTAGCAAGATGGCGGAAGATGATACTATCCCAGATAGCAACCGTTCCAAGAGTGTCAGTGTAGTTGACACCTCCAAAGTAAGCAAGAGTAAAGACAAGATTGATTAGTCCGAGCTTTTCCTCGAAGCGTTCAATCAGTTCAACGTCCTTGATACAGTAGTCCGTAAACTTTTGGTGATCGGTTTCATATAGCTTGGTCAGTGAACCAACGTCGGTGTAATCCAACTTATGTTCATTCAGCACAACCTCAGCAATGTTGTCGAGCTTATATGATTCTTGAGCACCGTAAGTATTCACAGTGAACTTCTTGAAGAGGTCAAGATAATCCAGCTGCTGAACGCCCATGATTTCATACAGAGCATTTTCCTTACCTTTAATCACAATGTTCTTTTGCTCAACCTTGCCCCACGGAGACAGCTTCATAGCATAGTCAGACCCATGGACGCGAGAGATGCGGTTCACAAGATACGGAACGTCAAACAGACGAACGTTCCATCCAGTGATTACATCTGGAGTGTTAACAGGATCAAACCACCAATCAACAAAATCCTGTAGCATTTCGGCTTCAGACTCAAACTCGCGGTATTCCTTTGCGATGTGAGGAATGCTACTTGCGCCTACATCATATTCCTTAAGACCCCAAATGATGTAATGACCAAGTCGAGAACTCTTAAGCGCAATTGTAGTGACTGGATGCTTCGCTTCGCCTGGATGTGGGAATCCACCAGGAGCGCCATTAACACCAGTTGGACATTCAATATCCAAGTATGCAATGTCAATCAGGCGGCGATCATAATCAATCTTGTTTGGAAACTCAGCCTGAATGAAAGCAGGAATATGACGGTCATTGCCGTAAATCTTAAACTCGCGAATGCCTTCATACGTCTTAGAGAATTCTCGAGCTGCACTCATGCTATCAAAGCGCATCGGCTCAAGTGCCTTCCCGTCAAGCGAACGCCACGTTGCTTTACTTGGATTCTTGCTTTCGAGATAAAAGACTGGTCTGAATTTGTAAGACTGATATACTTTGGAACCGTTTTCGTCATAGCCTCGGTACTTTAGGCTATTCTGGAATCTATCAACACACGTGTAAAATCCATTAATCATGTACTTATTATAATCAAAAATGGGAGGCTTGTAAATAACAAACCTCCCATTGGCATATTTTCTAAGAACCTATCTTTTAGCCAATCTTAACCTTACGTGGTTGCTTTTCTTCAGGCACATTGCGCTTCAATGAAACGCTAAGAATACCGTCTTGCAACGTAGCATCCGTAACTTCAACATATTCAGCCAAAGTAAATTGGCGAGTGAAGCTGCGTGTACTAATTCCTTTGTAGGTATATTCACGTTCATCCTTTTGTGCTTCACCAGTGATCTTTAGCAGACGGTCTTGAGTTTCAATCGAGATTTGATCACGAGAGAAACCAGCAACTGCTAATTCGATTCCGTATGAATCCTCTCCGTCTTTGATGACGTTATGAGGTGGATATGTCGTGTTACCTTTGATCGCGTTTTCGACTTCAGTAAAGAAGCGATCAATTCCAATCGCCAATGGGGCGTAGTAGTTTAGTTTATTCATTGTCATTAACTCCTTATTAAGCAAGTTTAGTTTGTTGTTTTCATCAACCTCAAACGAGCATTGATGTTTGCAGACACCGTGTCTGCAAAATTATTTATACACGATGTGTCCGTCAACGCATCGAAAATGCGTGTTACATTGTGTATGTCCAAAGTGATCATATGATGTACTATGGATTCTGTCTGCAGCACAACTGCAGAGCAGCAAAGCAAATGTTAGCATAACGAATAATTTCTTCATTTTATTTTTTCTTTGTAAAGTCTTGAAAGGAAAGTAGTTTACGGCTTGAGATGATTTCAAAGTATACCTTTGTACCATCTTTACTGTTTAAGTTTGGATAGTCAAAAGATACACTTGAGTAAATTGGGCGATAGTGTAAAGTGCATTCCGATGGAACCAAGAGCAGCTGTCCAGTTGTAACCATGTCGCCTTTCTTTGGATTGCCGAGACGAACTGGATTAAGGAATAAGTCCTTGTTAGGCTTTACACTCATGCATTCCAATACACCATGCGGATCAATAACAGATGTCTTATCAAATGCAGTCTCAACAGCGGACCAGCGAGATTCACTACTTGTGCGATTTCTTTGCGTTGCCGCATCAGATGAATCTTTTGAATAACCTAGCTGTGGAATATCAATACCGTGATTAGTACGCACTGAATGGTCATCATCTTTCGAGATTTCCTTTAGCACATAGACATACTTACGTGGAGTTTCTTTAGAGTCCTTATCCTTCCTGATGTTAAAGCCACCTTCAAGTAAATAACAAGTGTCCTTGTTGAAGATGTAAGTTGCGCCTGCAAGTTTATCGTCAATCAAACTCTGTGCTGCTTTCTTTGGATCTTTCAGCAATAGAGCACGACGGATAGCAAGACCATCAGGTGATACTATTGGATTGCGTTCGCCTGGCTTTAGGCCCGATGACGCAACTTTACCGCCTTCCTTTTCATCATCCTTTACTGTGAGAGATGCACTAAGAATACCCAGTCCATGTTCGTTGATGCCTTCGGTCCATCGCGTGGTCTGATCATCAATGTACATTCGCTGTACACCGCCACGATCAGATCGGACAACGTCGATTCCAACTATATAATTGCGGTCACGATTCTTCGCACCGACCCAACCATACTTATCTAGATATTTAACTGCGACAACACACATAGGAGTTATTGCTATTTATCGTTTAGCTCTTTTTCACGTTTCCTATAGCATATTTCGAAATCAATGTCCAATCTGCCTTGTCACGATGTGAGATGATTTTGATCATCTTAAGATTAGTCGTGTCAGTAGATTCGATCTTTTTAACGATTGTAAGCAATCCCCAGTCGGATAATAGGATAGCAATTGTGTTACGACGATTACGATCATCGGCAGTAAACGTACTAGGCTTCCCATCCAACATAAACAACTCCTTAAAGTGCACAATGAAGTATCGCCCTTGCTTATGTAAGATGTGACAGCTTTGATACAGCGTATTGTAATCCTTCTTAGATGAAACTCCGATTCGCGTTAAGGTTTCTTTGATCTTTAGAAAGTCATCAGGTGCGTTAAGTTGAACTTCTAACATTTCACTTGGCGACCATTCAATATTTTCTTGAGTATCTATATTCATAGCGATACTCTTATTTATTACTTCTTTCGATTTCTTTTTCGCGACTCCTTTGCAATCTTAGCCTTCGCTTTAGCTTTAACAAAACGCTTTGGAGAAAGGTTCTTCATGCTACGGTTACGAGGATTTGGTGAATTCTTTGGAGAGTCACGCCATGCAACTGGAATGTCATCATATTGCGAGAATTGAAGAAATAGAGGAACGTCCGTTGCAGAAGGATCAAACCATTCCGGCATCGTTGATCCTCTACGATAAAAGACGTTACGATAGTCAAGATTTTCCGCCGCGGTCATATTGTTTTCGGAGTTTAGATAGTTCTTCTTCAGGGTAAAATACAATAACTTCACGCGCTCGATCGGAATTGTATCCATAGTGTTTCATTAACAGTTGTACATCGGATGTATCATCTGCGCGTTTACTCCACTTACTAAAACGTTTACGAGGACGAATGCCATGTCGGTAAAAGTCATACTGCATTTTGGCAGGTAATGATGCATAACGATTCATTTCGTTTGCAAACATTACAGTATCATTGAAGTATGACAAGCCACGATTGACCATGAATGGTACATAAGCACGATCAGGACTGTCAGGTGTTGCACCTTCGCCACTTTCGGCATAGCAGCCTTCCATCAAGTTCGTAGACGATTGCCCGGCATTGATAGAGTTGAGGAAGTCGAAGGGACCTAATGTTTTAGGTTTGTCGTTTTTCGGCGCCGTTGGTTCTTTGGGAGCGGTTATTTTTTTCGTAGCAGCCATAATTTTTAGCGCCACTCAGCGTTCCCCATAAGTTCGGTCATACAAGCAACCATGTTTAGTTCTTTGTCACTCATAAAACCAGCTTTGTAACTATAGTCCGCAAGGATCAACACAATACCTGGAATGCTCGAAGGAACAGCATAGTCATACAGCCCGTCATAAATCTTACGGAAGATTACCGAACTATCAAGAGTGCTGTTATTGACAATCCAAGAACGCATATTCTTGAAGTCCTTGCTCTTCAGATAGCTTACAAGTTCGGCTATACTTTGATCGCTCGCACCAACGAGAATAGCCGAAGGGAGTTCACCTGTGCCGCTATAACGTTGACACTCATTAAGAACACGACGCCAATCGGGCGCATACCGAATGATCAGTTCTGCAACCGTCTTATCGTCATACTTAATTCCTTCTGTCTTGAGAATAAAAGTAAGCCGCTTCATGAATTCGCCAGCCAAGCTTGCAAGTTGCTTCTTAGTAGTATTAAATTCAATCACGCTGCATCGTGAATGAAGCGGCTCAATGATTCGATTCTTAAAGTTACATGTAAGAATAAATCTGCAGTTATTACTGAACTCCTCGATAAAGCCGCGCAAAGCTACCTGTGTACTGTTTGCCTGTAGATAGTCGGCCTCGTCAAGAATGACAACCTTGTATCCACCTCGCAACGAGACTGTACTCGCAAATTGTTTAATCTTGTTGCGAAGTACATCAATACCACTTTCTTCAGACCCGTTGATAAGAATGTAATCGAGGTCAAGCATATTACACAACGCCTTAGCAACTGTGGTTTTACCAAGACCCGCGGACCCAGCGAACATCAGGTTTGGTAGCTGACCACCTTTCACTAATGCATTAAGAGTCTTCTTAAGATCTGCTGGAAGAATGCATTCGTCTACACTCTGAGGTCTATATTTTTCGGTCCAAAGCCATTCAGTATTACTCATGCTATTATTTTATCGGGAAGTGATGACGGTGTAAAGGGATTTAATTGCTGCATTTTCAGCTTCAACTGCGCTTGCGTTCTTCTTGTGATAAAGTCGAGCAACCTTACGAATCATTGGCTTTGGGATGTCCAATGCGTCATGTGCAGCAATAATGATTTCCTTTACTTGATCGCGCGCATCATCCATGATACGAAACTGCTCGCAAATCTCACGAACAGCGTCAAGCATTTCTTGTTTGGTCTTTGGGTCATCAATGTCAATGTTACTCATAACTAGTGTGCGTATGTTTTACTTATAGAGATTTTACAAATTCAAATTCAAGCTGATTTGGGTCAGTGTGATATTGCATAGGAATTACCTTAGAGAGACGCGACATGATGCCATTTGCAATGCGCGCGCCATTCTCTGAAAGCTTTTTCATGCGCACCATGACATACAGCAGGTCCCCAATTTCAAGGGCGTCGTCAATGTCAATTGGTACTTTCATGTGATTAACCGTTAAAGGTTGAACTCTTTTCGAGAGCAATGTAATAGTTTACAGACGCAGATACATGCTTCCAATGCGAGATCAACTTAGAGCTGATCTTGACCTCATAGTCACCTGGGATAACCTTGAGGTTAGAGATAAGGAACTGCAGATCAAACGAACCAGTCTGATCGTTGCTTTCATCAATGACAACCGAGAAAGTGTTTGCAGCGCTGTTCTTTGGATCAACAACCGAAAGAGTAACCGTTCCGTTCTTACCTTGGATGGAAACAATGCTATGACCAAGAACACCCGCGGCCTTACGAATTTGAGTAAGAATATCACCAGTGATTGTCACAGTGAGATCGGTGCTTGGCATATTGATCTTATTCTTCGGAGAAGTTAAGACGCTTGGATCAGCAAAGCGATATGATGCACGTGAACGGCCAGATGTAAACTGAACAGAGCTGTCACCAAACGTAAGATCAGGATCAGCCATCAAGTTAAACATACTGATGAATTCATTAAGATCATAAATGCCAAAATCCGTAGTGAATGACTCGGGAATTTCGGCAGTTGCCATAATGTTCTTTGCTTCGGAGATTGTGCCCAAAGGTTCTCCGCTCTTAACAACCAGGTTGGGATTGATTGAGGCGAAGTTCTTGAGGACATCAAGTGTGGATGTAGATAGTTTCATATTAGAGTTATATTAACAGGACAGTGTCCAAATGTAAATTAGATTTTTTGGTTTTGTGTTGCTTGCAGTTCAATCAAAAACAACACGCAAGCAGCAGCATGTGCAGCGTGATGTAGTCCGCTCTCAGGATCATACGTTTCTCCTTTACGAAGAGCCCATAGGTGGCGCTGTGCGGCCGCAAAGTAACGGTTCTCTCCGTCCTCAAGCAGTCGTCAATTCTCACGAGAATACTTAACCTTTCCCATAGTCAATACCTTCACCAACTCATCAAGAGCATGTGGAGGAAGTAGACTATAGTCGGGTTTCTCAGAATCAAATTTAATCCCAACTGTAGGTGTTTCGGTTTTTTATGCATGCATTAAATGTAAAAACGGCAGGAGCGCCTGACCAAAGAACGCTCCTGCCGCATGTACCACCAAAAATGATTAGCCGTTACGACGGTGAGTACCGAGGCGGAAACGACGAGTAACGTTGCCACGACGATCCTTACGATCGTTTAAATAGATCGCAAAACCGTGATCATTACGAAGCTGATTGACGACCCGGCGTGGGTCGGCAATCCCAGCGGCCTTCAGGTCTTCAACGGATGGCTCATAACCGCTCTCGAGAACCGCATACACGGCCTGCTTCTGAGAGTTGTTCTTTAACATAGTGGATACTTTCTTAATTTCAGTCTTTGTCATTGTGTTGTTTTGTTTTGTTATTGAGTTCAGGTTCACGTTTTAGCGGGAACTCATCCGCTAAAGTTTAGAATGGTGCGTCAACTTCGTTGACTTTAGCAACAGCGTCGTCAGCCGAAGTTGCATCATCGGCCTTAAGAATACCCGCATCGATCTTAGTATAAAGATCCAAGAACGCCTCGCGTGTTTCGGTCTCAAATCGAGAGATGCACATGGTAATGGACGCCAGTCGATCGCGGAAGATACTGAAGGCCTTCACGATGTGGCACAGGCGGCGTGTACTGATGAGTTCATCAATGCCTTCGCTTTCATAGGTCTTGCGGATAACACTGGACCAGTTGACAAGCTTGTTGGCAAAGTCATCGTCCTCGACGTCATACATTTCCATGTGCTTGCCGACGATGTTACGCTCGATCTTAAAATTCGGATACGGCTGATCAATCGTAGCAACGAAACGCTCAATGAACGCGTCGTCGATGATATTGGCGGCACTATATCGGCCGTCATCACTTCCACGGCCCTTGGTATTTGCCGTAGCAATTACGTTGAACCCGGGAGCCGGGCAGACCACCTGACCAATCTTTTTCACGAGGACAGGCTTACCTTCAAGAACGCCCTGAAGGCACATGATCTTGTTTGAGCCACGGTCGAGCTCGTCGATCAGAAGAATGCAGCCGCGCTCCATGGCCTTGATGACAGGACCTTTGTGGAAAACGGTTTCGCCATTGATAAGACGGAATCCACCAATAAGGTCGTCTTCGTCAGTCTCAGGGCTGATTTGAACGCGGACATATTCACGCTTGAGCTTGGCACATGCCTGCTCAACCATCATGGTCTTGCCGTTTCCGGACAGACCGCTGATGTAAAGAGGAAAGAAGAGTCGCGACTCAATGACACGACGGACGGTCTTGTAGTCGCCCCACGGAACGAAAGTAGGATCGGCGTCGGGAATGTAGATGTCGTCATTGACAACCGCGGTGATGGTCGGCATGCTTTGACGAATAGCATGTGCAGGGACGGGCTTAGGAATTGTGACCTGAGTCTCGACGGCAGGCGATGATTCACCGTCAGATGTAAGTTGTGCATGGAGCTTGCGGAGGTCAAATTTACCTCGCCCTGCCTTATAGCGGTCATGCATAAGCTGCGTTTTCACGCTGCTATAAGTGAGCCCATGCGCACGCCCAACTTCATAGAGTTCTTTTGTGGTCACGGAAGCGTGCATGCCGTTGGCATAAATTGCGTTAAGCGTATTGATTGCTTTGGTTCGGTCAGTCATATAGTGGGTTATTCAATTGGTACGGATTTATTATAAACCAAATTTCATGGAATGTAAATAACTTTTTTCATAAATTTTCATAGTATTTTCACGGTTAGCTGATCATTTCGGCAAATTTGTGAACGAATACCCGCGAGGACTTCTTAGAAGAGGAGAATTTCGTAAATTCCTTAGCAAGCTTATTATGAGCAGCTACAGTGTCAAGGTTGTCCATGTCCATCTTGGTTGTAAAGTCAGAGTCTTCGTCGTCCTTAATTGTAAGACCGTCGCGGCCATCAAATGCAAAGAACATATCATATCCTCCGCCGTTCTTAACGGTAAGAACACCGTCGTTTGCACGAATTTCACGAAAGCAACCCTTGAACTTTTCGGCACCATCAGTCCAGCTGATCATCTTACGATCAACATTGCGGATAGAATCAATACAGTGAGACTTAAACGATTTCTGATTGTCAGCAATGAAGTAGCCAATCACAGTGCTCTGAGTAATCGTGCGGAAGGCGCGGATGGCCGCCGCCATCGCGTTCTTAGGATATTGATGAGTCCAATTAATGATTTCGTTACCGAACCGCATTTCATAACCGTTACCCCAACCCTCAGTATTCTTACGAAAAAGCCTGTCGATATTATTATCATGCATGCGGATAAAGCAAGGGTCACCGTCAGTAAGGAACGTCGTGCTCATCTTCTGGATGTTGTGCGCCGAGCGGAATCGCTTAACCAATTCGCTTGCAATAACAACCGTCTCGACAAGAGGAGTTCCACCGAAGACTTCGTAGTTTGACGCAAAGAGAACATACGTTGTGCTGCGGTGGTATGAGTAAGTACCATGCGAGCGGCGATACCAGGACATTGCGTACATTTCCTTGATGCACTTGTCAAATTCAATCTTCTTCAGTGAAGAATTGAGAATCTCAAAGATGTTCACGTTGTCAAAGTCCATCGTCATACCCGGAGCATACGATACCGGCTCACAAGAACCGGTATCTTCACAGCGGCTAGTGAAGCCATACACAACGAACGGGATGTTCACTGCCTTACAGAAGGTCACAAGCTGAATAGTCTGCTCAATGACCGATCCGAGAGTGCGAACCATAGACCCGCTATAGTCGATGAAAAATGCCATGCCATGATTTTTAGCTTCGGCTAAAGTAGTCACGCTACGGAAAATTTGATCTTCGTACTTGTATGAATGCAAGCGGTTTACGTCAAGCGTGCCGTTTGTTGAGCGCCGCGCGCGACTGTATTGATATGCAGCCTTGCGACGTTCAAATTCCTTGATGAGGACCTGCACATGCTTTTTGGTTGAATCTTTGAACTTTCCATATGCCTCGGTGAGTTGAGGATTGGACATAATTTCGTCGTACTTTGAGTCTGCACGACGAGAATCCAACACCTTCTTAAGAGGCGCAACAGCACGGAGCATTTGTGCGCTCGTTGGAACATTAACCTGATTAGTATTAATGCGCTCTTGCATTTGTGCAGTACCTTTGTCAAATTCGCGCTGATGAGTAGCCGAAAAGTTGTCAGACATTTTCGGAGAATATTGACTCTCTGCATTAGAGGATTGATCGTCCGATGAATTCTTGTCATCGGGGCTTGGTACATGATTATCATCGCCATCTTCACCATCGCCAGAATCATCAGTGTCTTCGGCTTGGCCCGACTTAGATTCTTCGGCTTGGCCCGACTTGGATTCCGACTTATCACCTTTAGTATTTGACTTTAGGGCGGACTTATTGGAATCGGATTCCGAAGAGTCAGAGTCGGCGGCATCAGATTTAGAATCAGCGCCAGATTTTTCCGATTCAGTTTTTTCGGCACGTTCACTAGGTTGCTTCTGCCTAGATGCACCGGATTGACCGATCTGTTCTTGCTTGTCTCCACTCTTGTTGGGCTGCGGGGAATCATCCTCGCTTTGAGACTGCTGAGATTTTTCGACAAGATTGTAAAGCCGCTGACAAATTTCCAAAACATCATCGAAGCTTTCGGCTGCATAAGCAGATTCGTAAATCACGCGTTCCTCAGCAGAAAGCGGAACATCCACAAGGTGACCAACCTTAGCATGCAGGTTAATGCGGTCCGCGACCGACAGCTTGGCGAGATCGACACCGTTGATTTTGAAAAGGTCCTTTGCAACGAAGGAGCGGTATCCTTCACGGAAGGAATGGATAAGCCCAGGGTAAGTACTCTGAATCATTCGCTCAATGCGGACGTCTTCGATCACATTGCAAATATCAAACGGAATGTCAGGAAAGCGCTTCTGAAACTTTTCGATTCCGTCTTGCGGCGTGTAAAGCGCATGGCCAACTTCGTGGCCAACAAGCAGGTCCGAAACTTGCTTGCTTTCAGCGTTCCACATCGGCATGCCCAACACGCGAGTTTTTGGCTCAAAGAACGCGGTTTGATAATTACCGAAACGGACGGTAATGTTCTCCCTAGCAAGGAGTTTCGCGAGCATGCTTTGGTGCGCTTCGCGTGGTTTCTGAACAGTAGTTCCAATCGGCATGACAGAATTATAAACGGAAACCGGACCGATGTAAATATATTTTTTCACAAATTTTCATAGTATTTTCGTAAAAACCCGCAACTTATTGAAAATTAACGGTTTCTTAAAATTGGGCGGCTGACGGAAAATTCACATTCGGGCAGAGCTTTTCATAGAAAGCCGTAACTTGTTGGAAATGAACGTCTTGTGAAATTTATCCGCTCATTCGACTAAACGGGAATCCGACAGTATTTCTGCTAAAAACCATCGTAACCTGTTGGAAATGAACATTTTATGAAAAGCGTGAAATTTGGGCATTTTAATGATCCCGAATGGGTAAACTACCGTCAAATGTAGAAAAGCACAAAAAAGCCCATTTCCGCATAAAATCACAGAAATGGGCTTACTAACCTATTGGATTTGAATAAGTTACGTGATGCTTTTAATGCGTGTAAAATTTTGACGTCTTTCGAACTCGATCTTCTGATCAAACTTACCTTCCAACAAATCCTGCTTATGACTAATCACAAATACTCGAGTTTCAGGATCAAGCGTGTTCATGATTTTTAGCAGGTTGTCAATACCGTCGGTGTCAAGGCTTGCGTCAAAAACTTCATCAAGAATAAGAAGATTTGTATTTGCGCTATTCTTCATCTTAGCAATTTGGCGCCATGCAAACAATATGCTTAAATTTATTCTTTGCTTTTCCCCTTCGCTAAAACTTGCATAACTAAAATCGTCACGATAGCGGCTGCGGATAGTTTCCGAGAAGTTTTCGTCAAGCTCAAATGAAACAAAGAAGTCAAGAATTTGAAGATAGTGATTAATCATCTTATTCATAACCGGAAGATACTGCCGAATGATTTTAGTCTTGATGCCAGTGTCCTTTAGGAGTTCTGCAATGACTTCATTATATGTACGTTCCTCAAGTTGCGAACTCTTAAGGTTGCTTAGCAAGTCGCGATCGTCGTCAATAATTTGTAGCTCGTTTTCGGCTTTACGTAGATCATCATGGTTACATTCCTTTTTCTTCAGTCCTTCAAGATCGCGAATACGACGTTCATAGTTGCCAACAACGGTATTGTTACTGCTTACTTGGTTGTTTAGCTTTAGTAGAGCAGATAGCTTAGATTCATATTCAACAAACTTTGCATCTGCATCAATTATACTGCGCAGCAACTGTTCACGACCTTCTGCCAATTCTTTTGCGCGGCAGCGGCAATCTTCAAGTTTTGAGTCACGGACGCTTTCTTCAATCTTTTGACTACAAGTTGGGCATTCGGTGTTATGCTCGTAGAACTTAGATTCCGTAACAATCTTTTTGATGTTGTCCTTAATCTGATGTTCGTATCCTTTTAGCTTTGTGCGTGTCTGTTCAGTCGACTTTAATGTTGCGCGTGTCGATTCGTATGCACCGTTGTATTCAACAAGCATATCTTCATTCTTCTTAAGAAGCTCGTCTATCTGTTCACGTAGGTGGAGTATCTCGTCATCATACTTTGCTGCATTTGTTTCACCAATAGACTTTAAGCTATCGATGTATTTACGCTGCATGACAATCTTCTCATTGATTAGGCTATGCTGATATTCAGTGTCTTTGATCGAGTCCTTTATCTTTGCGGTGCTTTCCTTTAGCACACCATTCATTCTTGAGAAGATAATGATGTCAAGCAGGTCCTCAATAACTTCACGTCGGTGGTAGGCACTAAGTTGCATAAATGGAACGAAGTTGCTGCTACCTAGTACCACCACCTGGTGAAAGCTCTTATGATTTAATTTCAGAATGTTTGTCTCAAGCAATTTCTGATAGTCACGTGAATGACTTTCTTGATTGATCATTACACCATTTACCCAAATCTCAAAGATGTTGGGTTTAAGCCCTCGTATGATTTTGTATTCAGACGGTCCATTTTGAAATTCAATCTCGACACGTGTACCTTTGCCATTGATGCTGTTAATCAGCTGTGGCTTGTTAATTGCACGATGCGGTTTACCAAACAACACAAAGGACAATGCATCAAGCATTAGACTTTTGCCGCTGCCATTGTGCCCGACGATCAACGTACTGCGGACATTGTCAAGGTCAATTTCAATTTCGTTGTCACCAACGCTTAGGAAGTTCTTGTATCTTAGTTTCTTAAAGACTAGCATATCAAATAGAATCAAGGGTTTGTGCTTCAACGTATAGCTCCTGAAGACGACGTTTAATTCGTTCTTTATCAAGAGTTGTGTCTACCGCATCGACGTATGTATTAAGAAGAGTAACGGTATCGCTGATATTGACATCATCGTCCGCAACATTATCAGCATTGTACTCATTTAGGTTTTCAACAATCTTGTACTCAAACGGTTCATTTGCTACAATCTTGTCAAGGTACTTGTCGAAAGCATAAGGATCTTTCTTACTTGCCACGATGATCTTAACAAAAGATCCGCGGACATGTGATAGGTCCATCTCTGCAACATCGGAGACTGGATTAATAAACAATGAATCATCATAAACTAATCGCTTAAAGATTGTCATGTCATTGCGAACCGGAAGCAGCTCTCGAGTGCTAGTGTCAAGAATATGGAAATACTTTGGATCATTGCAGTCAGCCCACGTTTGCTCAAATGGAACTCCAAGATATGTAATGTTTCCACGCGCGCTCTTTGTATGATAGTGTCCTGACAAGACCATTTCATAACGCTTGAAAAGATCAGAATCCATGCCGTGGCTAATCGCTGGCGCGCCTTTCATCATCTCAAATCCACAGAGCTCAAGGTGGCCGCCAAGAATTGGAGCATCAGCAGTCTCAATAAACTTTACGCTCTCTGCATAATTTTCAGCATTGATCCAAGGTAACAAGGCAATCCGCAAGCCGTCATATTCATTAACAGTTGGCTGCATGTATAGATTAACAACATCAGAATAATGCGTTAGGATTTCAACCAAGCTGCAAAGATCATTTGTGTTTTTGTATGCGACATCATGATTTCCACAAATAATATCCATCGTCAATTCGTACTGCCTCAATTTTTCAAGGAACATTTCGCGATTACGTCGCAGTACTTTGTAATTGATTACTCTACGATTATCATAGTAATCTCCAAGGTGGATGATCTTGGTTATTCCTCGATCACGAATGTATGGGAAAAATACTTCCTCGTAAAATCGTTCTGCATAATCAAGAAAGATGTCGCTGCCGTTTTTGACTCCAGCGTGAGTGTCAGTAATGATTGCAATTTGCATCTTATTGAATAAAATCTGAAAGTGGACCAACACGTGCAGACTTTACAGCTCGCTTCGCTTGTTTCTTAGGTGCAGGTTCGCTGGCTGTTTCTTTTCGAATGTCATAAAATGCAGCGTTTCGTCTGCGAACCTTTTCAACAAGATTTTCGCCGATATGTGCTTCATCGTCATCCATATCAATGAAAGCGCCAATTGATCCGTTGTCAATCATTTTCATTTTGATATCCAACTGTCGCTTTTCTTTTGCAATTCGGCGGAGGAAAGCAAAGTAGCAAATTTGAGTAAAGTAGCCAAAAGCATTTGGAGAGCCGCCGCGTGTTTCCGCATTTGCGTCAAAATTCTTAAGAGCTTTAATACAGTCAATTACGCCGTCCATGACCATGTCTTCGCGGTATGGATAGCTTACGTAACTCGGGCTACGTGATAGCCCATTTGAAATTTTCATAATTGAAGTAGCAATGTAATCGTTTGGCTGAGGCGGATCACATTCGGCTTTCTTTGCTTCAGAAACTTTTATTGCATGCTCAATAACTGCAGCGCTCAAATCTTTATTGTTGACATAGTCATCGCCACGCGATCGTCTCTTCGTAGCAGTTTTTGTTGGTTTAGCGAGTACGCTCGTATCTTCGTTCATATTAGTATATTATTATAATATCACGCGCATGTAAATAACTTTTTTCTCTTTGATGAATTTTATTATTTACATCCTAAAGGACTACCGTTATAATAATATCAAGTTCGCTACTGTACTAACAGTTCTGCTATTTTCTTCCAATAATCTTCCGTATAACCTTTAGGATCAAGTGGCTGATGTATATTCATAGGTTCTCCGATATCCTCATCAGTATATGCCGAAACCTTTGAGGCAGTGAGGTAATCACAATAGTACTTTTTAAGGCGGATTGTAGCGATTGATTCAAACTCTACATGATTGGAATATATGATAGCCGGAGTTGCCACAGTTTCCCCAAGCGCCGCAGGCGCGAACAATATGTCATCGCCCGATTCAGATATGATTGAAGCATAGTTAAGTTCTACACCATTTTCGTAGATGTCAAGTACTTCGCCGATGATCACCTTTCCGCTGGATAGTCCATAGACTCGAATGTTTAGATCATTAATCTTAGATATCAGTTCAGCAGATAGAGTCTTCATGGTAATTCAATTTCATATACTTTATGATCAAATTCTTCACGGGAATAAATTTTGATTCGTTCAATCGCATGTTTCATCGTGTAATTCTTTTTGCTTTTCCATCCGAAATTGTCGGATATGTCATAAACGGTTGTTGCACGACCGTCATCTGATTTACGAAGGCCCCGACCAATACTCTGTAGTACTCGAATTTGGCTTTTATTTGGCGCCGCGAATATGATTGAATGTAGATTTTTAATGTTAATACCTGTTGAGAACGTCCCACTACTTGCAACAATGATTGAGTCCTTTTCTTTTTCAACAATCTCACGGATAGATTCACGATCGGTTGCATCAACTTCGCCACTGACATAAAAGGTTTTTCGCTCATCACCAACGGCTGCTTTAATTTTTTCGTATAGCGGCTTACCATGCTTTTGAACAAGGTTAAACAGTACCAGTGTATTTCCGCTTAAGCTTTTTGCAAGGTTCACGATAAAACGGTTACGACCTTCATGCGAAACAATAGCATCAATCTCTGCTTGATATTCAAGCTTCGAAACAATCTTACGTAACTCGTCTGGATATTTCAATACAAGACACTTAATCTTAAGGTCAGCTAATGTTTCGTTATCAATAAGTTCTTTAGTTGTAATGACTTTATGAACTGGTCCAAAATTACCAACTAAAACTTTTTCATTGGTGAGACTTCCGTCAAGTGTTCCAGTTGTTCCAATACGATAGCCTGAGCGGGTCAGATTATTCATAATCGTGTTTAGCGATTTTGCTTTGAATAAATGGCTTTCGTCCCCGATAGTCATCCCATAGACATTAAACCAATTCTTAGGTAATTTAATAGCGCTCTGCCACGTAGTAATAATTACACGTTGCTCTAATCCAATCTTTTCTTTGCCACTATAGATTCCATGAACTTCTTCTGAAACATTAAAAGTAGAGTCGTGTGAACTATATTCAGCAAAATCTTTAGTCATCTGTTCGACCAAAGAAGTTGTTGGAACAACGATTAACACCTTATCTTCATGTTCTTCAAGATACCAACGCATCATCAAATAAATGATCAACGACTTACCTGAACCCGTTGGGCTAATAACTAAACTACGTTTTTCGGATAATGCATGACTGTATGCATCGAGCTGATAATCATAAGGAGTGATGCGTTGACCGCGGAAACGAATATCGCGTTCGGTTGCACATGTGACCAATTCTTTCTTATCAACCGGAAAAGTATCGCGCATTGAGTTGTCGGCCGCAACCTTATATCCGCGCTTTTGTAAGAATCCCATTGCATCAGGTACTAATCCATACGGTAACGTGTGGGTGCGGGAATCGTACAGATATATTTTTCCATTCCAAAGCTTATTACGATATGCTGGCATGAACTTATAACCATCAACGAAAAAGCTGAAGTGTTCACTAAGTTCCATCAGTGCACCACTATCAGTTGACTTCACGTGGACTTTCGTTTCGTCCACTTTGTAGAAGGTTACGTTGCTCATACTCCAGCAGTGAATCGTTTAAAGTCTAAAATGTTTTTAATTACAGTGTGTCTCCAACGTAAAGTGTCAAGAATTTCTTTTAGTGTTTCAACTATGTTTTGCTGATACTCAACAACCATTTTCAATTTTACTACGTCGGAGTCAGTGTCGTAGTATATATCCATGTCGCTTTTGAGCGGTTTTGTCAGGCCGTTGAATGGATCATATGGCCAACCTTTCGCGTCCATTTCTTCTTTACTCATTTTGCCGTTGTAATACAGCCACTTGTCCTTCTTTAAGACTGCAAGTTCATGATCGCGCTTCTTTAGGCGAAGCTTAGCGTGGCTGTAGAGTTCAAGGTATTTAGCATGTAAACTCGCGCTCTTAATACTTGTCTCATCAAGATTCACTTCATCAATTTTGGAGTCAGCACCCCACATCACTAAGATATCATCTAATGTCATAATTTAATTATACAAACTCAAAACGATCATAACGAAAAGAAACATCAACGTATGCATATTCGACGTCGGACATCTGGGTATTAAACTCAACGGAACCTACGCTAGTTGGAAATGCATTTGTGAATCGCATTACTCGCGACACATTGTTATGGCTAGTCAAAAAGACTAAAGACATTTCACGAACGTCTAAAGTTTTAGATTTTGCATTAGTTAATATCCATTGATAAAGCTCATCATATACTTTAAGTTCTTCGTCAACTGCAATACGAATGCTTATTGGATCATATTGAATCTTTTCACCAGGTAGGAATCCATGTTGGTTACGATAGTGTAATTCAATTTCTGGAAGGTTAATACTTGGTAGTGTTGCTGATACCGCAAAGTATTCGGTATTTCTATAATCATTTCCGGAAATTTGCAACTTAAATCCAGTAAGCGATAATAGGTTTTTATTGGATGTTACCATAGTTGTATTTATAGACAAAAAGGGAGCTACCCTTTCGAGTAGCTCCCCATGAATATACGTTATCCGTTAAGGATTATGCAAGGTTAGCTTCACCATTGTAACCGAATCCGTTTGCACCAGAAAGACCAGTGACAGTGAATGTACGGTAGTATGGGTTTGCGCTGTTGGTTCCGGTGTCGCTTGAATCTGCACCACCTGCGAATGGGTTCGCAACCAAGCCGTAGCGAGTCTTGAAACCAATCTTTGGTTGGAATGTGTCAGTGTCAACTGCACGAACCATAGTAAGTGGAACGTATGGGCAGTAGAACATACCAGCATCGTATGCATTTGCACCCTTGTAACCTACAGTGATGTAGTCTTCGGTGCTGAATGGGTCGATGAAGACCTTAAGGCGACCGTTAAGAACACCTGCGAATACGTTACCAGTGTCATCAACGTTTAGGTTGGTGCTAAGTGCTGGAGCGTAGTTAAGTACACCTGATGCAGCAAGTGCGGAAGCAACGTTGCTGGAGCAAACAATGAAGTTACCCTTACCACGACGTGTTGCCTTAGCAACCGCGTTGGCTTCAACATCAAGTTGGAAGCCAAGAGTCTTGAACTTTTCAACAGCCCAACGACCATCGGAGTCTTGGTCGATGTCGTAGTTACCGGAACCATTATAACCACCAGCAATAGCCTTAAGGTTAATTGTTTCAATAACTTCACGGTTGATTTCCGCAAGGATTTCAACAGAGAGGATGTTAGCAAGTTCTGCTTCAGCATCAAGACCGTGAACAGCCTTGAGGTCCTGTGCAAGTTCCATGGTGTACTCAGCCTTAAGCGCACGGGTCTTTGCAGTAACCGTGGTCTTGTCGACTGTGAAACCCATTTGGCCGAAACCACCACCAGCAACGGTGCGCGCACCGGAACCAGCTGCAGTACCAACGGTATCAGCTGAATTGCCTGTTAGAGCTTCACCTTGAGCTGTTGTCACCTTACCAGAGAATAAAGTATCTGGCTTGTTGAAGAGAGCTTCAGCGCTATTTGCACCGGAAGCATTCTGATATTGACTACGCATTGCGAAGATCAAACCAGTTGGCATGGTCATTGGCTGAACGCCAGCGATGTCATAAGCAACGATGTTAGGCATTGCACGACGAACAAGGCTGATGAGAACTGGGTCCCAAGTTTGGATACCAGTACCACCAGTTTGTGTTCCACCGGTGTTGGAGCCACCAATTGCGTTACCTTCGGTAAGGAAGGATGAGTGAGCGCGTTCTTCAGCAAGAGCCTTCTTTTGGTTTTCAAGAAGAACGGCGGTGATTGCACGACGGTAGTTATCCTTGAACTTAGGTGCGTCTGGCGCGTCAAGTACCGGTGCCCAATTTTTTTGTGCGTTATCGGAGTTAAACATAATAGTCTATTTCTTTTGTTGTTGTTTTGGGGTTTGGGAAACCGTTATCTTATAGAAGGTCGGCAGTTACTGCCTTGTTCATTCTTGATAGAGCGGTCAAATAGGATTTCATTTCAGGAGATAGGTTGTCATTCATTGACTCTCCTTCAACGATTGTTTCAGTGCTGATGAAAGAATCATCGGCGCCTTCGGTTAATGTTGTATCTTCAGTTTCTTGCGAGACGTTAAGGTAGAATTCCTTGATGGTTTGTACCTTCTTGCGATAGGTAGCTGCATCAACAAATTCAATGTCTTCAACGAGCTTCTTTAGTCTGTCGACTTGTGTATCTGCAAGACCAGTGGAAGCTTCTGTTACAATCTGTTCGCGAACAAGTGTATCAACACGGTCTGCGAGAGATTCTGCGATGCGGCTAAACTTCGCGGATTCTTCCTTAAGGTTACCATTTTCAGCTTCGAGCTGTGCAAATAGGTCAACCTTGCTGTCAGGTACGTCGACATAGTTTTCGACGAATACGGTCTTCAATGCTGAGATGAAGTTTTCGGCAAGTTGGGTGCGTAGTGAAGATTCAACTGCAACCTTGTTCTCTTCCATCCAGGATTCAACTGCATAGGTGAGATAGCTGTCAACTTGTTCTTCAAGAACGCTCTTAGCGCTTTCGACTTCTTCGGCAAGACGGGACTCATACTGCTCTACCAACGTTGCTTCGATTTCGTTAACCTTAGAAGATACTGCAGCTTCAAAAATGATAGCGGCCTTATCCTTAAATTCTTCGGTTAGTCCTTCTTCGCTTTCAATTAGACGAGTGATATCTTCAGATTCAAATGATTCATCGACGGTAAGGCTTTCACGCACATAAGTACCACCTTCTTGGTGTCTTCCAGCTTCACCCTTCTTATTGATCTTAGCTACCGTATGTGTATTACTACCATGCCGAATGAATACAGTATTCTTTCCAGATTTTTGCATTTCTTCCTTGCCCTTTTTAATGATTGCATCATGGTCTTTTTTGCTGACATCACTAACTTTAGTAACTTTAGTTCCATGACCTTTCTTTGCAGCCCATGCTTTAGCAGATGCTTCATCTTTGAAATATTTGGTATAACCTGTGCCGCTGTAAGCGCCAGGATAATACGCTCGCCATCTGTTTGTTCCATGGGTAATAAACGGAGACGCTTCAGTTAAATCAATATCATCTTCAGATTCGTTCATGTCAGTGTCTTCCTTTGCAATCTTCTTAGCAACCGTCTTACGACGCTTAGTAAGATATTCATCAGCTTCGTCGCTGTCTCCATCATTGTCAACGTCAGAATCTTCGTCGCCGAGGTCGTCTAAACCTTCGCCATCGTCTTCTTTGTCGTCGTCGTCTTCACCGTCAATCTCTTTTGGATTAACTTTGGCTTCAGTGATGTCCTGTTCCAAAGTTTCATCAAGAGTTTCCAAGGCGTCAACGTCGATGTCTTCAATAATGACTTCGTCTTCATGTAGGTTATCTAGGTTATTTTCCATTGTGTTTTTCTTAATTACAGGTTGGAGAGGAAATCATTCCAGATACGCACCTGGGCTTCAGCCAAATTTGGTGAAGATGTTTTTCTAATTTCAGTCTCATATTTCTCAATTTGTTGCGGCTTTAGTAGACCGTTATCCCAGAAGTATTCTACTCCCTCAAGTATCCCATTGACGAACGCCGATGGAGCACTTGGATCTTGTACAATATCAATTGTAGATAGCGTGAAGTCATCATTAACTTCACTGCGGCCGTTCTTAGATGCAACGGTTCCCATACCACGACTAGAGACGCCCAACTGACAACCACCTTCAAGTAGTCCTTTCACGATGTTGCCCATCGGTGTGTTGAGTATAAGCGCCTTTCCAACAACATCATTACCGTTCCATGATAGTTCGGTAATGCGATGTGAAACTTTATCAAGGTTAATAGTAGGACCATCTGGATGATTTAACTCACCAACGGCGCGTCCTTTATTAACATATTCCGTAAGGTATTTACTTACGGCGTTTTCTAAAACTTTCTTTGGGTAAACTCGACGATTACGGTTTACCTGCTCAGCCTGCATAAAGACTCCATCAATGATATATTTCTTTTCACCACCCTGTGCGCTCTCAACAATAGAGTAGCTAAGGTCTTCAATATGCTCGGTGATTAATTTCATTATGGAATTTATTTATACAAATGCTCTTCTTAAGATGCATTATTTTGCATCATTTTGAATAGCTTGATTATACACAGTCGACGCTAGCTCAACACGCTTAACATCAAGCGCAGTTGTAATCTTTGACATAATTGCATTTTTGAATGCAGTGTCAGCCGATTCGGTATTATTTGATTGAACACTGTCAATCATTGATTGGATATTTACATCACTCATATATTATTCTTCGTCTGGTTGTTGTTGTTCTTCGTCGGGTTGGTCTGCATCCATTTCAGATTCATCTGGTGCAGACGCAGCATCAGCTTTAGCTTTTTCTTCAGCAATTTCTTCATCCATTTGATGAATTTCTTCATCACTTTGATTAAGTACATTTGAACGAACCCACTTTTCGCTATAGTATTTACCTATCTTATCACCGAGTTGATCGACGGTTGCAATGCGTTCTTTAAGAATTTCAAAGTCTTTTAGTTCACTAAAGTAGTTATCCTCAATGTAGTCGACGTTAAGGTTTTCTTTAATACCTTGCCAATCTTGTGGAGTAATTATGCCTTTAAGAATAATCTGAGTGCGTAGCATGTCAATAAACAGGATCGCAAACTTCTTACGTAAGCGATTGACAAACTTTTGGAACTTAACTTCTTCTCGAGAAATTTCGCTAACACGACCCATGTTAAACATAGATTCGCTATCAAGTCGATTTTGAGGAACGTTAAGACTGCGATGTAGTTTCTTTTGGAAGAATAGGACGTCCTCAATTTGGCTGAGGTTTTCACCGCCCGGTAGAGTTGTAATTTCGGTACCTTTACCACCTTCACGGCGCGGTAACCAAAAGTCTTCAAGTATACTCATGCTCTTACGGTCATCGCTAATTTCGCCAGTGTTGACATCATAAACCAACTTGTTGCGATACTTAGCCATGATCCCCTGAACATATTCTTCGGCTTTTCCTTTTGGAAGGTTACCAATATCAATGTAGAAGATACGACGCTCAGGCGCGCGTGAAATACGATAGATGACAAGACTGTCTTCCATCATGCGTAGCTGATTAACCAGCTTAATGCTCTTGTGTAGATAAGAAACGGTTACACGTCCAGTTTCGTCAGTTAATCCTGAAGGAACATATGTTACAACCTCAGGATCAATCTTGATACCTGCACTCATCATTGGTGGGGACTGTGACGTGGTCAACGATCCAATATCATCAGTGTAAAGGTAATACTCATTTGAAACTTCAACGGTCTTTACACCTGTAACTTTATCAAGCTTCGTAGTTACTTCTTTAACCTTCTTAATTCGCAGCGGATCAATCATGCGAATTTCTTTGATCCCGTCCTTTGTCTTTTTAGGATCAATTACCTTATGATAGTATAGACGGCCGTCAATGTACCAACGGCGGAAAATATCAGATCCATTGAAATTGAAATCAAGCAGTGTTAACAGATTTTGGAATTCAGCATGAATCTTTGTTTTGATCGACTCCGATAACTCAACGTTATCCAGGATTAGTCGAATTGGCATACCGTCACTGTCATTGACGATAGATGCGTTTACGATTTCGGTAATCGCGTTGTCGCATTCAGGTTGTGTACTTGCACCACGATACTTTAAGATGAGGTCCTTTTCATTATTGAAACTGACTCCATCAATGTTTAACACCTGGCCATAATAACCAGATGTAGATGAACTTGAGATAACAGCTGCATCATCTGCACCATAAGGCGACGCGAATGACTTCACTGTCCCTTCGCGCTCATCAGAGCTAGGCTTAGCTCCATCAATCTTTCGCCCAATCTCAAATCCGAATAACCTCATACTCTATATATTAAAGAAAGAGGCGGCACATTACTACAAACTTTCATGTGCCGCCTCAATCATTGCTTAGACCGTATCCGCGGAAATCCAATACTGATAGTTGAGTTCAACCGTGAACTCTTCAATCGTATCGTTAGTTTCGTAATTAAGGTCAATTGCGCTAATGTTAGTTGGGAACGCATCGATTATTCTGTAACTATGTGTTCCATTTTCATCTCCACTGCGATCAAGCTGAATGACGTCCATATCAGTCATGTAACCAAGTGAACCGACACCAGACTGGTAATTGGATACGTTTTCTTGGTTAGCATTGATAAGGTGCATCCATCGTTCAAACGCGCGGCGAATTTCCATACCAGTATCATTGATAACGGTAATGGTCCAAGGTTCAAATGTACGGTCACCCGCAATCTTCAACTTGCGACCACGAAATGGAACTTCGATCGGAGCGATAACACTTGCTGGAAGCTGTGCACCCTTAATCATAAAGCTTGCCAATTCGGTACTGCCACCGACACCAATAGGGAAGTTAACCAATGCTTTGAAAAGGTTAGGGCGAGCACCGCCTCCAACTAACTTACCTTTGAAATTATCTATTCCTGCCATATTCTTTTATGCCTTTCTGTTATGAGTATTTATTAGCTTTACTATAGATATTAGCCTCCAACAATTTCCTTGAACTCAACACCGGTGCGGGTAGCAATGAAGTTAAGAGTAATGAAGTTGATAGAGCGAGCAGGCTTAATGTAGATATCAGCGACGAATCCGTTACTATCAATTACAGCACCAGTGTTATTGGTAGTGTCGCAGATAACGCGGAAGTCAGTGATACCACGACGAGCCTGAACGATACGAAGATAAGGCTCAACCGCTGCACGGAATGCACTGCGAGTAAACTCATCATTAAGTTCAAACAGCTGGTACTTAGCAAATGTAGCAATCGCCTTTTCAAGAGTAATGAATAAGCGACGTACATTGATACGATCAAACGCACTTGGGCGAGATAGCGCAGTCTTATCACCGTAAAGAACGATGCCTTCACCTGGGAAGCTAACAATTGGATTAACACGTGCCTTGTAAAGGTCATCACGTTGAGTCTTATTTGGATTTAGTGCAAGCTTAGATACACCACGAAGTTGTCCGCGGTTTAATCCAGCGGGGCTGAACCATGGCTCAGTAACATCATCGGTGTATGCACATAGGCCTGCAACGTGACCGCTATCAGGAACCCAAATGAAACGGTCAGTGTACTTATTGTACATCTGAACTGGAGTGCTTCCAAACACAGCGTAACTTGTGCTAGAGAGACTATCGAAGTATTCAGTAACAGTGTTTTTCTTTGTGTCAGCTGTTCCGCTAAGTCCAGTTGTTGCAATGATAAGTGGCGCTGAGATAAACGCAATTACATCTCTACGATCCATGGCAATTTCGATTAATTCATCGTCAATTGGTTTTTGAACATTTTCAGTTTCAGATATAGTCTGAGCAAAAATAAAGTTAATGTCAACTGCGTCACCTTCATCAAATAAGTCAAGCGCAGCCGTAACTGTACCTGCTATGAGTGTACCGTCACTACCGTTATCAAGCGTAAATGCAAACTCTGCACCGGATGTCTTATATGTGAATGCCGTCGAATCTGAAGTTGTACTTAGTTCCACCGGAGTAGTCGCCGTAAGGAATTTTGTTTCTAAGTCATAAGCATATACGTACTGTGATTGTGTATTAATTACATCGATGAAATAGTTATTTGCGCCGTCAACAGTCTTTGCATTCTTTGCAAGGCTAAGACCTTCAAAGCGTTCAAGAACGGCATCGCGTGTTGAGCTAAACTTTGCTTCGGTGTCGATAACAAGAACTGCACATTCATCAAATACATCTGCATCTCCAGTTAAATTTTCAGCCCATTCAGTTGTACCTGGAAGATATGATAGTTGCGAAACATATTCGCTTACTGTTGATCCAGATCCAGTTCCATAGTAAGAATCTCCATCATTGTTTTCAGTGATAACAACAACTTTCAAGCCATTGCCGAGGCTGCCTGCATATCGAGCATACGCTCCTGCTGGCTTATTTGCAGTATTTTCAAAATCATCGATGTCAGTAATAATATCAATGTCAGTCAAACCAGAGTATGCATTAACTGCATCGTTTGGAACAGCACGAGAAACGCGCAGGGTATTTCCATACTTTAAAAAGCTTGCGGCTGTGAAGAATGAACGAGCTTTTCTGTCTGCGTCAGTCCCACTTACGGATGGTGCGCCAAATGTACTTGCAAGTTCAGCCTCAGATGAGACGGTAACAATGCGGCCAGATGGACCCCAGTTGAATTCGCCAGCATATGCACCAATAGAGGTGGATACAGCTGGGATGATATTTGTCATGTCGATTTCGTTGACCTCGACACCAGGTGATACTAAGAATCCCATGTTTTTCCTTTCGTCAGTAGTTTAATTTTAAGTGAATCATTATAAGGAGTACATCAATAATTGTATTTATTCAAAGGCATATTTATAAAGTATTCCACTCACGTAAATCACTTATTTGTTGTTCATAGTGAACTGCACTATCTGGCTTATCAGAATTAGAAGCGCGCGATATGAATCCAAACGGTGGGAGGTCTTCTTCCATTTCACGAATCTTTTCGGCATATAACAAATCCTTAAGTTCATGATTAGTTAGAGATGTAAATGAATCAGTACTTACATACCATGCAAA